TCTAATCCTGAAACATATTTTCAATTACAAGACCTTCAGGGAAAGACTCATAAATATTCTATGAAACAAGGTGAATATTGGTATATGGATAAGAGAAAACCCCACTCCGTATACAATAAAGGTGATACATTTAGGTATCACATGATTTTTGATATGAAAGTAACACAAGATTTATGGGACCATTTGATTTTATAAAAGCAATCAATACACATAAAAATATCATGAAAGATGGTGATCCATTGGCTGAAAAGGATTATGTACCTTTTCTTGTTAATCGTGGTTTATCGTTTTTTCAAGATACTGTTATACAAGTCAATGAAATGAATAGGTTACATTTTATTGACCACAAGCTCCAATTCGATTATTTGCTAAATAACATTAGACCAAGAAAGAGATGGTCTAAGTGGTTGAAACCAGACAAAATTGATAATCTAGAACTAGTCAAAGAGTATTTTGGTTTCGGTAATGAAAAAGCAAAGGATGCTCTTGAAATCCTTTCTAGTGAGGATATCGAAGAGATTAAGAGAAAACTTGCAAAAGGTGGAATGGAGAAAAATAATGACAGTAAACATAGATGAGATGGTGGAATGTACATTAACAGAACCTGATGATTTTTTAAAAATTAGAGAGACATTGACTAGAATTGGAGTAGCATCCAGAAAAGATAAAACTCTGTATCAATCATGTCATATATTACATAAACAAGGAAGATATTTTATTGTACACTTTAAAGAATTATTTGCACTTGATGGTAAACCAACCAATTTTTCAGAAAATGATCAAGCGAGAAGAAACACAATAGCAAACTTATTAGCAGAATGGGGATTAATTAAATTAGTAAATCCTGATCAATCTTCTGCATTAGTTGTCCCGTTAAATCAATTAAAAATTCTAGCATATAAAGAAAAAGATGAATGGGCATTAACCGCAAAATACAATATTGGAAGTAAGAAAGTAAATTATGAGTACGGCGAAGAAGAAGGTGGTAACTAAAACAGAGTCATCACCAACAACCAATACAAGTACATCTTTAAAATTTTACAGATTGAACGAACAAGCCATATTACCAACATTTGCAACAAAACAATCAGCTTGTTTTGATTTATATGCAAATTTGATAAATGGTGAGGAAGTTCAGTATTATCAGGCAATAGCTACTAAAGTACTACCCAGAAAAGTTTCATTTGATATAAATAGTAATAGATCATTTATACCAATCAATAATGAAGAAAGAATGTTGATCCCTCTAGGGCTTATCGCAGATATACCAGAGGGATTTTCTGTTAGATTACATTCGAGATCTGGTATGGCATTTAAACAGGGAGTTTATCTTACAAATTGTGAAGGGATTATCGATAGTGATTATGTTGATCCAATGTTCGCAATGATTACGAATATGAGTAATGTACCCGTAAAGATTTATGATGGAGACAGGATATGCCAAGGAGAACTAGTTCGATGTGAAAAATATACATTGGATGAGTCTGATGAAGCACCAACTCAAAAAACAGATAGAGAAGGTGGATTTGGTTCAACTGGTACGTAAATAACTACCAGTTAGTCTTTAACTTAATTTAACGGAGTTTATATGTTAGATAAAGCAGTCGGATGGATGCGCAGCCTTACCGAAGCCGGAATTGCATTAATCGCTCTTGGAGTGGTTTTACAAATAATCTGGCCAGGAGCCGCAGCGATTCCATTTATTGGAATAGACATTGTAGGAAACGTTCTTGCCCTAGTTGCAAAACTTGGTGGAGAAGGTCTTGTAGGTCTAGTTGCGTTATGGGTTCTTTGGGGCATCTATAGTAGAGGTCAGTAAAGGATCTTGACAAATCCAAATTCCATGATATAATAAACCTAAGTGAATTTTATATTATGGAAGTAGAACTGAAGGGGTACAAACTACTGTTTGGCCCCTTCTTTTAATTACAAGTAATGATGAAAACAAAATTTAAGTTAGTAGTAAAAGACTCTGGTGAATATACAGCAGATTCGTTTAGTGAACTAATTTGGATAGTTATAAAACACAGATTTGGACACTTCTTCAAAGGAGAAGGGTTCATTGACTGAGGTTGTCCATAGTGGAAACCTCTTTTACACAACGATTGCTCAAGCGAAAGAGAATCGTTATTTTATTAACCTCGCTTTATAAGGAGGAATTATGGTACTTCGCGCAGCACACACCCCTTTAAATTTTGGTGATTTAGAAAAAGTTCTAGGATTTTCCGTAGGATTTGATTCAATGTTTGATCGTTGGGAATCGGTTTTTGATTTCAATACGGCGAACAATACAAATTATCCCCCATACAACATTCGGAGAGAAGGAGATGAAAAATATTTCATCGAACTTGCGATTGCTGGTCTAAATGAAGATGATTTGGAAGTTTCATTACAGAGTCAAGTTCTTAATATTCGTTCTAAGAAGGAATCGGATCAGGAACCAGAAGATAATTATGTACATCGTGGAATTGCTAAAAGGCAATTTGAAAGAGAATTTACATTATCTGATGACATTGTAGTTAAGGGTTGTGATTTAACGAATGGAATGTTAACCATTGAACTTGAAAGAATAATTCCAGAGGAAAAACGAGCACGTTTAATTCCTATTGGAAAAAATAAAGTCAAGTCGATTAACTAATTCGATGCGCCCATCAATACTTTTGTATTGGTGGGCTTTTTTGTTATCTAAATATTAGAAAAAAAGGAGAAAATATGTGTAATAACGAACATTGTCATTGTGAGGGTTGTACTTGTGATCCTTGTGAATGTTCAGCAGATGATCTGTGTGGATGTGAATAATTTTTGAAAGGTTATAATGCTTACAATATTAGGAAGTGTATTAGGATTTGCTACTTCTACTGTACCTACCATAATGGACTTCTTTAAAGAAAAAGAAGAGAAGAAAGCAAAACAAGAAGAATTTAAATTACAGATAGAAGCAAAAAAAGCAGGTGTAGATTTAGACATTAAATTGTTTGAAGCAAAAAAAGATTTTGATGAACAGAAAATGCTTCTTGAACATGATAAGGCATTAGGTCAACAAGGGGGTTTTATAAACTCGTTAAGAGCATTTGTAAGACCTTTTATAACTTATGTGTTTGTATTGACATTTATAGGTATTAAAGTAGTACTTGTATGGCAAGCAATACAAATAGATGCAGATTTAAATCAAACTATTGATATTGTGTGGGATGATGAAACTGAGGCTCTATTTGCAGCAATAATTAGTTTTTGGTTCGGTTCTCGCGCAATGCCAGCGAAAAAGACCAATAAGTGAGGAAATGAAATGGCAGGAAATATACAATTATCAAAGAACTTTTGGCTTAGTGAATTAATCAAGAGTTCTACTGCAGAAAGAAAGGGTATTGATAATACACCAGAGACAGAACATTTAGTTAATCTTACAGTAATAACACAACAAATTTTACAACCGGTCAGAGAACATTTCGGAGTAATCACAGTCAATTCTGGATATCGAGGACCCAAATTAAATGCAGCTATTGGTGGATCAAAAACCTCTCAGCACATGAATGGTGAGGCGGTAGATTTTGAGCAATTAGGTACTCCTAATCCAACAGTAGCAAAATGGATAACAGAAAATCTAGTATGGGATCAAATCATATTAGAGTTTTATAAAAAAGGTGAACCTAATTCGGGGTGGATACATTGTTCATACAAAAAAAATGGTCAAAATCGAAAGAAGATAACTACAGCATTAGTACAAAATGGAAAGACAGTTTACAAAAACGGGTTTGTTGTTTAATCGAATTTTACATTAAATTTTATCTTCAAATACTTTTCACGGTGGGCGCGTTCATGGGTCGCTCATGGGTTGACAAACACATAAAACTGTGTTATAATAAGTTAGATGAAATTAATAGTGATTATGATAAAGAAACGCGAACAAACTGGTATCCCAAAAACTAAATGTCAAAATTTTATACTAACGTAGTATGTCTAGGTAATTATATTTTCGAAAGGGGAATAGAAAATGGATTACCTTTTGAAGAAAGACATGAATTTAAACCTACCTTATATATTCCTACCACAACTGAAACTAAATGGCGAACACTTGAAGATGAGCCAGTAGCCCCTGTTCAATGGGGATCTATTAAAGAAACCCGCGAATCAGTAAAAAAGTATGAAGGTGTAGATAACATGAAAATCTACGGCCATACAAATTATAATTATTCTTTTATTGCTGAAACATATCCAGAAAATATTGATTACAATTTAGAACATCTTAAAATGATGTTTCTAGATATTGAAGTTGCTTCTGAACAAGGATTTCCTGATCCTGAAAACGCATCAGAAGAAGTAGTTGCCATTACTACAAAGATGGGTGATGATATTCAAGTTTGGGGTTGTAATGAATTTAAGAATGATAAAGAGGATATTACATATAATAGATGTTTTGATGAACGACAATTATTAGAAGAATTTGTCATGTATTGGCAGAAGAATTGTCCTCATGTAATTTCTGGTTGGAACACAAAAACATTTGATACTCCATATCTTATTAACAGAATTCGTAATATCTTAAATGAAACGTGGGTCAAGAAACTTTCACCGTGGGGATTTGTTAAAGAACAAAAAATCTTTGGTATGGGTGGTCGTGAAGTTCAGACTTATGAAATCTATGGTGTGTCTGAAATTGATTACTTGGATGCCTACAAGAAGTTTACTTATACTAATCAAGAGTCATATAGATTAGATCATATTGCTTATGTAGAATTGGGTCAAACTAAACTAGACTTTTCTGAAGTAGCAACACTCCATGAATTGTACAAGAAAGATTTTCAAAAGTTCATTGAATACAATATTCAAGATACATTATTGGTTAGTCGCCTTGAAGATAAATTAAAACTTTTAGAATTGATTATTTCTCTGGCATATCTGTCGAAGTGTAATCTCACAGATGTATTTGCACAGACTAGAATGTGGGATTGTATTATTTACAATCATCTTTTGAGAGAGAAAATTGTAATTCCTCAAAAGACTAAACATAGTAAAGGTGATATGTATGAGGGTGCTTATGTTAAAGCACCACAATGTGGTAGACATGAATGGATTGTGAGTTTTGATTTAAACAGTCTATATCCACATTTGATTATGCAATATAATATTTCTCCTGAAACCATCTTAGGACAATGGAAAGATGAAATAGGAGTAGAAGGTTTAATCGATAAAGAATTTGATACATCAGTTTGGAAACAAAAAGATATAACAGTTACACCGAATGGATCTGTTTATCGTAGAGATAAGCAAGGGTTTCTTCCCCAATTAATGGAAAGTATGTACAATGATAGGGTGAAATATAAAAAGAAAATGTTAGATGAACAGAAAAAGGGAAGAAACTCTGATCCAAATAAATTATCACAATATTACAACTATCAACAAAATTTAAAGATTGCATTAAACTCCGCCTATGGAGCAATGGGTAATCAATGGTTTCGTTATTATGATGAACGTAATGCAGAAGCAGTTACTGCAGCAGGTCAGTTATCAATTCAATGGGCTGAGAATGCAGTAAACAATTATTTAAACAAAACATTAGGTACACAAGATGTTGACTATATTGTTGCTATGGATACTGATTCTTTATATGTTCGTCTTGATGATCTTGTTTCTAGAATTGGTATTACCGATAAGGAAAAAATCATTGGATTCTTGGACAAGGCCTGTGGAAGAATCGAAGAAGTAATTGAAAAATGTTATACTGAATTAGCGGAGTACATGAACGCCTATCAACAAAAGATGGTCATGAAACGTGAGGTCATTGCTGATACAGGAATTTGGACAGCAAAGAAACATTATATTCTGAACGTTCACGATTCTGAGGGTGTTCGATATGAAGAACCAAAATTAAAGATTGTGGGTATTGAAGCAATTAAAAGTTCAACACCAGAAGCATGTAGACAATCACTTAGAGAGATTTTCAATATTATTATTTCAGGCACAGAAGATGATGTTATTGGTTATATTGAAAAGTTTAAAGAGAAGTTTTTTGGTTTGAATATGGAAGCTGTAGCATTTCCAAGATCTGTTAATGGATTAAAAAAATATAAAGATTCAGCAACAATTTATAAAAAATCAACTCCAATTCATGTTAAGGGAAGTTTAATTTATAATCACATGTTGAGGACTAAGAAATTAACTAGAAGATATCCTGTTATACAAGAGGGTGAAAAGGTTAAGTTCACTTATCTCAAAGATCCAAATCCAGCAGGTGATAAAGTAATTTCTGTATTAAATAGTTTACCAAAAGAATTTGAATTAGAGAAATATATAGATTATGATACCCAATTTGAGAAAGCATTTATCGAACCATTAAAAGGTGTATTAGATGTAATTGGGTGGGAAACAGAGAGAAAGTCAAGTCTTGACAATTTTTTTATATAGTGTATAATAGGGGGTATACATGGCAGGAAGTGTAATGGTAAGATATGCAAAGAAGACTACAAAACAATTAAGAAAAGAAAATTCAGGGTCACATGCTCAAATGTCAAAACAATTAAATTATTCAATAGATATAGATCCAGATTCAATTAGTTATATGACTTTTGAAACTCAATCAGAAGCAAAGGCTTTTGCACAAAGAATGCAAGAAGATGGAAACCATATAATTGAGATAAAAGATGATTACAGATGATTTTGGTGGTTGGCTCACAGAAGATTTGCTACTTTTATTATCAGATTTAAAATTTCAAAGAGATCGTGTGGAAACATATTCTGAACGAGTAGATATAAATCAAGAAATTAGAGCAGTTAAAACAGAACTTAGATTAAGGAAAGATAATGAGTGATTATTTAGATAATTTAGTAAAAGTGACAGGTAATGAATTCGCAACAAAAGTTTCAGATGGGGTTGAAGCTGGTGATGTTACTGGTCATGTAGATACAGGAAGTTATATTTTAAATGCATTAGTTTCAGGAGACATTTATGGAGGAATCCCATCAAACAAAATTACAGCTCTGGCAGGAGAAACTGCAACGGGTAAAACATTTTTCGCTCTTGGTATGGTCAAACAGTTTCTTTCAGATAATCCTAGCGGCGGCGTTTTGTATTTTGAGTCTGAGTCTGCACTCACTAAAGACATGATTGAGAGTAGGGGAATCGATTCAAAACGAATGATAATTCTCCCCGTAACTACTATACAAGAATTTACTCAC